TATCCGATATTCCATTACCTACAGTATATTTTACAGTTAACGTAGTATCAGACGGAGCTTGGCCATATGTTCTTGTATATAAAAAATTTGACGGATCTATATCTACATCTATCCCTCTTCTAACAGCTGATAGTCCATTGCCTACATTACTTGGATTTGGAATTACTTCTTCATCATTATTAGAAGATACTCCAGCTCCAAATTGTATTTCAGTCTTACCATCACTTCTTGTTCTAGTAATAAATCTTTTAGATGTTTTTCTTAATTTTAATAAACTAGGAACTTCTGATCTAAACGGAGATAAATTTGGATCATTTTCAGCTAAATTAGGAATCTCTTCAAATATAGTATCCTGGGCTAAATATGGAACATTATACCAATTATCTCCATCAGACTCTTCAATTGAAATAATATCAATTATATTAGGATCTGTTAATACTAGTTTATCATATGCAATAGGATCATTAAACTCAAATTTATCAGTTTTAATTTCTCCTGATACGGCATTAATCTGTTTTTTTAACAAATAATAAATTGGAAGATTTGTAGAATCATCTGACTCATATATAGTAACATCTGTTGGAGAAAATGATGATGAAAACTTAAAGTCTATAGAGTCTAACGTTCTAAATACAGCATCTCCTATTGATGATTTTACTGATAATCCTGATTTAATTGATAATGCATAATTAAAATCCGGTCTTACATTTACCCCAGTACCTATAGCTGGAACTAATTGAAATATATCTAATGTTACATGAGCTGGCACTGAATATTTAGGTTTATATCCTAATGTATGTGATAAATCAAATATATTAGATCTTTCTGACGCTTGTTCTAATAATGATTCTTTTAAATTAGTATCGGTATAATAACTTAATACATCTCCTACATACGAAGCTAATTCAATAAAAATCATTCCAGGAGAAGATTCATTGAAATCAGTATAGCTATTTGGAAAATATTGTTTTGTAAAATTAATTAAATTTCTACGAAATTGGCCGAAATCTTTGCCTAAATATGATATATCTTTTTTAGTTTCCATATGTTTATTCTATTTCTAATGTTCCATTTTCTCCAGCTAATAACGTTATAGTTTTAGTTTCAAATCCAGAAATACTAACACTCAATGTTATTTTAATTGTATGTTCTAGTGTAGGATCATCTTCATTAGTTAGTATTTCTAATGTTTCTATAGTTAAATATGGTAACCAATAATTGATAGCAGAAAATATGTCGTCTTGAATATCAGTTTTAAGTTCTTGATATATTGGTTCAAACAATCTATTTAACAAGTTAGTTCCATATGTAACTTGTTCGTATCGTTCTCCTTTTCTTGTTAATAATAACGATTTTAAATTTGCAACAGCTTGATCCATGGTTGAATATAATGGTTTAAATACATCATCGTTACTAAACACACCATCAACTCCTAATACAATATCAGGCGTTTCTAATTGTTTATTAACTAATTGTATTTGATATCCCATTATCTACCTTTTTTATTATCTATAGCTTTCATTAAAGCAGAATAGTCTTTAGTCATTGCATTTGCTATAGTTTTATCAACTTTCATGATTTTACCTGTTTCTGGATCTTCTATTGTAGCAGGAACTTGATTTTGACGCATCATACCAAACCCAGGAGCGTCTGCAGAGGAAAATGATAAATCATTATAATTTTCATTCATTATAGAAGCATAGTTACTTACCGAATTTGTTTCTGATAATATATTAGTGTCATTTAATATATTAGCAAACCCTGTTTTTTTAAATTTAGGAGTTTTCTTAAAATTATTAGATTTTTTAATTAATTCTGTTTCTTCCTGTAAACTTTTATTTTTTATTTCATTTACAGTAGACTGTAAACCCTCTTTTAAGATTTCGGATAATTCTTGTTTTATAACATTTCGAACTTCTTCTCGAATTGTTTTTTTTAAAATTGTAAAAAATGTTTTTTGTTCCATGATATTATTTTTATATAAATATTACTATTAATAATTTACCCCCATTCCCCAATCATTTCTACTAGGTTTTGGTCCATACATTTTTCTATTTGCCGTATCAACATAATAATCTCCAGTTTTTCCTATATCATTATTTGGTGGATTTTCTTCTTGAAATACTTGACTTGGAGCTTCTTGTAATGAAGATAATAAATCTAATTGTCTATCTACTAATTGAGAAATTAATTCATTTCGTTGTGTTATATCTGTATCTGATACATTAATAGTTTGATAAAATTCAGAATCTAAATTATCATTATTATTTAATTGATTATTTGTTATATCATTCATATCTGATTGAATATTATTTGAAATTTGTGAAGGTATATCAAATTGCTCTGCATTTCCGCACGCCATATTTAATTTAATTAGTGAATTAGCAATATCTTTAGACATAGATTCTAGTCTAGATTGTAATTGGCCAGGTATGCCATTTAACTGGTTAACAGCTGTAATTGCATTTGCTATTGTAGTGTTTTGAACTTCAGTTAATTCGGCAGCCAATAACATTTGGCCAACACCAGGAGTCATGAATTGCGCAGCTTTTATAGCTGCAGCTGCTGAAGCTGCAACTTGCAAGGCCATTTGTACTTTTTCTACAATAGGCGGTACCTCAGTTTGTAATTTTTGAATTCCTTCATTAAGATCATTTAATGTGTCTTTTGCTTTTTTTATCCTAGGATCATCACATTTTATGCCTTCTGGTAATTTTATTGTTTGTTTTAATAAACTTGTTGTATCAGATTGAATTTTATCTAACTGTTTGTTTATTTGCTCTAAAATCAATTTCATTAGTTTATTTGGTATAGTTGGAATTCTGTCTAAAGGTGGTGTAACTGCCATAATTTTATTTTTTTATTTTAAATTTATTACTTTTTATATTTTTAATTTTTGTTTCTAAATTAAATAATGCTGCTATATCAAAAATACTAGCTAATCCGCCTCCTACTGCACCGCCTCTTATTATTTCGATTAATTCTTTTAATATTTTTTCTAATTCTTCTCCAAATACCATTGATTGATCAGCTTTGTCATCACCAATACACAAAACATCAGTATTAATTACAACTGCTTTAGCCGAATTTAAAACAATTAAATCTTTTTTAGAATTTAAAACAATACGATCTGCAGATGCAATAAATTGTGATGTAGTTTCTTTTTTATCAAATTCAGTAAATACTTTTAATTTTAAATCTAAATTTGATATTTTTTGAGTAGATGTTAAATATAATGAAGCTGGATCATCTTTTACATTTTCTATTGTAAATTCTTCATCATGAGTTTGTCCATTAGATAATATTAATATTGGATCTCCCGCAGTATTTCCAGTCCATGTAGGTTTTTTTGAATAATCTTCGGTAGTTTTAATAGTACTCCCAAATCGAATACTGTTTCCCCAGCGACCTTCTATTAACACATCTCCGAGATATGGCTGTAATGAAAAAATAGATTTATTATTTATAACTTTTTCAAAGTTTTCATCTTTTTTTTCGCCGGCTGTAATAATTGGACTTTGATGATTTGATATTTTACTTTGCATGTTTATAGGATTAGTATAAAACCACTGACGTCCAGTAAAACCACCAGCTGTAAATTTACTATCTGATTGAAATATTAAAACAGTTTCTCCAATAATTGGAATTTGTTTAATATTATTATATAATGGTAAAACATTATTTATCGTTGATTTAGATCCATCATTATCATCATATGTTACATCAATAGTATGGGATTCATCATTATTCCATTTATAAGTATTTTTTGATTCGGGTAATTTAATTACCTCTGCATGATAAAAGTTAATCATTTGAATTTCCTCTTAGTTTTTCTTTTGCTATATTAACTTTTTTTTGTAATTCTTTTTCTTCGGTTTCTATAGAATTTAATTCTGTTTCTAATTCTCCAGTTAAAGTATCATCTGCAATTTGTAGTAATTGTTTTTTTTCTTCATCAGATAATAAACTATCTGATCCTACGATTGTTTGTTTAGTTGAAATATATCTTTGAACTATAGCAGTTAATTTTACTAAATGATCATCATTTTTAACTGATACTTCTAAATATTCTTTAATTAAAGGTACAATTATAGTTGCATCTGACGAACTACGTATTAGTGGTTGTAATTGAGAAATTAATTGATTAATTTGCCTCGATGTTCGTTTAGAATTATGATATACATCAGACATTAAATCTGAAAATGATACCCCTTTGAACAATTCTTCTTGATTATCCATAACATTACACTTTATATATAAATATTAAAATGGCAATTTTATGAATTCAGTTTGTTCATATTCTTTAAATTTAACTTCATATATATGTTTTAATACCTTTATTACACGTGTAATATTATTAGTTTGTAATCCAGTACGTTCTCTTATAAAGACATATAATGCTTTTTTATTAAATTCTTCAATATTTTCTCTTGTTTCAAAAATATATAATACTGAATCTGCTACGTGTATATCTATAGGATTTGAAAAAATATAATTTAAATTATCATGACAATATTCTAT